CTAAACAGCATGCTGACGCAGTTCGTCGTGTTCCTTAACGTCGAACAAGAGTCCGTGTTTCTGAAGCGCTCCAAATGGCTTCTGGCCGCTCCAATGGCCAAGTTCCTGCGCTGCGCAGAACCAGAAACACAGGACCGGGTCGTTTACCACGGCGCGTGGAAACGATGGGCCAAGTCACGACTGATCGCCTACAACCGCACAAACGTTCACCTTTGGTTTTCGTTCATGCAGTGCAAGCGTTCAGCTGTGCCGTTATCTCCCGGTATCGTCTATGAGACATACCTGAAGCACCGTGCACAGATGTTGCGACAAGACCCTCTGCAGGGGGAGTCCGGCGACGCGCTCTACGAGCGCGTCGTCAAACTCTTGCAGCCGGTCCTCGCCAAGATCAAGGCGGGGCTCGCTCGGGTCCTGGACCGCGAGCTTTATTCGCTCGACCACAAAGCGTCCGAGAACGCCTCGTGGGAGTCGGGCCGCAGTTCGGGCGGCCAGGCTGGCACACTTAACAATCGTCTGTACGAGAGTGTGTTTGGGCGATCCAAGCCAGCGTTTGTACGAGAATCGGACGATCTCGTACGGATCAAATGGGCACCACTGGGGTTCCGCACCGTCACTAAGTCAACGGCGGGTCGGGATCCAGTTCGTGTGACCGTCGGCAGCCTCGCACAAGGCGAGATGACCGTCGATCGCACGGACCTTCAGCTCCGTGAAGAGTGGCGGAATCGCATCAGATCCTGGGCGATTGCGGACGTGGACTCCTATCACGGCCGCCTCCCTGCTATGATTCAAGCGGTACTTGAGCCTCTCAAGGTACGCGTCATCAGCAAGGGGCCCTCGGCTCCATACTACTTTGCCAAGGGGCTGCAGAGTGCACTGCACGGCATCATGCGAAAGATGCCGTGCTTTCGTCTCATCGGGAGACCGGTCTGTCCGACCGACCTCTACGATCTGGACCGTGGCGGTGACGCCACGCTCTGGTTCTCCGGTGATTACGAGGCATCGACCGACAACCTGTCGGCCCGTCTCGGAAATGGGCTGTTCGCACAGCTCATAGACGAACTCGATGACCACGATATCGAAGTGTACAAAGCAGTTCTGGCGCCGCACATGTGCCACTACCCACCTGTGAAAGGTTTCGACCCGATCGAGCCCGTAGAGCAAGCCAATGGCCAGCTCATGGGTTCGGTTCTGTCGTTCCCGATCCTCTGCCTCGCGAACCTCGGACTGTACCTAGCTACAGTCCTCGAAGGCCGGGCGGATCCCACGCCGAAGGAGATCTTCGACGCCTGTGACAAGGTCCTTGTCAACGGCGACGATATTCTGTATCGGTGCTCGGAACAGGAGGCGGTGCGCCACGAAGCGCTCGGTAAAGCAGTCGGTCTCAAGATGTCAGTCGGCAAATCGTACGTGCACCCACGCTACGCAAATGTCAACTCGACTTCGTTTGACTTCATGCTCGGTGAGAAGGTCTTTCAGGCCGGGGGTCCCTCCCCGCGCCAGATCGACTTCTTGAACACCGGTCTCTTCTTCGGCCAGCACAAGGTGCTCGGTCGAGTCGGGATCGATGTCGAGAACGAGGAGGTGGCTCCGCAGCCCCTCTCCGCTGTCATTGACACGCTGCTGCAAGGCGCCGGTCCCATCGGGCAACCGCGCCTCCTCGCAGCGTACCTCCGCCAACATGCCGAGGGACTCACGAAGGAGTGTCAAGGACGCAACCTCTTCATCGCCAGATCTCTGGGCGGTATGGGTGTTGCTCTCCCCGTCGGATTTCGGACGGACTTCACATGGCTTCAGAAAGCGATCGCGAAGCTGCAGTATGACGCGACGTCATCCCGCTGTGTGAAGATCTCGCCGTACAACTTCCGTGTTGTACGACGGCCTGTAC